GTCACTCGATTGATCGCGATCCATGCGACATGATGATCTTGCAGCCGACGGATGGCGCGCTCGCCGATTTCAACTCGACAAAACTTAACCGGCTCATCGAAAAAACTGAGATCCTCGGCGGCAAGGGCGGCAAGATCTTCCCGCAAACGTCACGGTCGGCCGCGGGCTCGACCACGTACGAGAAAAAATATGCCGGCGGGGCTCTGAACCTGGCGCTCGCCTCTTCGCCGGCACAGCTCCGGCTGAAGACCGTCAAAAAGGTGTTTTGCGACGAGATCGATGAATACGACGATGATCTCGACGGGCAAGGCGATCCGCTGCGCCTGGTCGCTGGCCGTCAGACATCGTTTCTGCAGGCAGGCACGTGGAAACGCCTCTACATCTCGACGCCGACCGTCAAAGGCGTCAGCAAGATCGAGCGAATATTCGAGCAGGGGGACAAGCGTCGCTGGCACGTGCCATGTCCGCACTGCGGCGAGCGATTTGTCTTGGAATGGAACGCGCCGTTCGATCGGTCAACATACGGGCTTAAGTTCAGCAAGACTTATCCGCACAACGCCTATTACATCGCGCCTTGCTGCGGCAGCGTTATTGAGAGCTGGCGGAAGGGGGACATTTATCGCGCCGGCAAATGGGTTGCGACCGAGCCAGGTCCCGGTCGATTTCCGACCTATCATTTCGATGCGCTCGCCTCGCCCTTCGTGCCCTGGGACGCGATCGCAAAGGAGTTTGTCGACGCGGGTGATGATCCGTCGAAGCTCAAGCCGTTCTATAACCTGACGCTCGGCGTTCCGTTTGATGTCGCCGGCGATGCGCCGGACCACGAGCTGCTCATGCAGCGGCGTGAAGATTACAAGCCGGGCATCATTCCGCCTGGCGCGCTTCTCGTAACCGCCGGCGTCGACGTCCAGATGCGCGGAATCTACGTCGAGGTTGTCGCGTGGGCGCCGGACCAGCAGAGCTGGACGATTTTCGCCGATTATCTCGACGGCGCCACGACTGACGCTAACGGCGGTGCGTTCGCCGAGCTAACCAAACTGTATCAGCGCGCCTGGCCGGACAGTTTCGGAAACAGCCACCTGGTCGACGAGCTGCTGATTGACTCCGGGTATCGGACCGACGTCGTTTACGAATGGACACGGTCGCATCACGGAACCAAGGCGACCAAGGGCATCGATGGTTGGAGCCAGGTTCCGCTCGGCGCCGCCAGACCGCAGGATATCAATTACCTCGGGCAGAGGATCAGGCGCGGCGCCGCCCTGCGCCTGGTTGGCACTTGGCCGCTGAAATCGAAGTTCTACACATACGCGGCGCTTATGCCGAGCGTGCAAGGCTCAGCGCTCATGCACCCGCCGGGCTTTTGCCACTTCGGCCACTTCCTGGACGAAAACTACTTCAGGCAGATCACGTCCGAATATCTCGAGGAAGACGTACAGCGCGGCCGCGCAGTCAAAAGATGGAAAGCGCGAGGGCAAAGAGACAACCACTTTCTCGACTGCCGCGTGCTCAACATGGCCGGCGCGCATGCCTACTTCACGAGCTACACGAGTGACGATTGGGCGTATCGAGCGAAAGCTCGCGGTATCCCCGCGGACCTGCAAGCAATCGATCTTTTCACGCCACAGCCCTTTCGAGCGCAGCCCCAGAAATCGGCGACGGATAGCGACGCTCCGCTCGTTGAGACAAAAGATGAGGCGATAGGGCAGGCGAGTGAGGAGTGCACGCAATCAGCGGCGCCACCTCAGCGACCGATCTCTACCAAAAAAAATCTCTACGATAGGTTGGCAGAACTGAACAAAGGATCACGTTGGTTATGACACAAGCAGCTCATCCGTCCGCCCGCCGGCTTGTTTTAAAAAGATTGGTCGACGGGATCCGTCCAGGTCCGCGGAAAGTTTACATCGCTGATAATTCGCGTCTCTGGCCCGATCTCGACTCTGACAAGCATCGCAGCGAAGTCGAGGCACTCTGTCAGCCGCGCGGCTTAGAACCCGTCTGGCCGAGTGAGCATTATCTGGTGTCCGACCTTATACCTGATCACGCCGAGGCGGCGCGTCTTCTTCCGCGCGCGCCACTCAGGAATATTTCAGGGGTTGCGGCGCTGATCGCTGACATCTCGCCGTTTCGCGGCCCGAGTTTGAATCCCGTCATTGCCTTGGAGATAGGGGTCGCGATCGCATTGGAGCTGCCAGTCTTTGCCTGGACTGAAGCGTTCGATGCGGATTCGAAGTTCACTTCACTCGTTCGGAAACTCGCCTTGCGGTATGGCATCACCGTCGAGCCCAATAAGGTCTGCTACGACTCCGCATTCAACAAAGTCGAGAATTTCGGCTTACCGGAAAGTGCAGCCATCGCTGGCAATCTCGCTTCACTTTCGAAATCTCGCGACGAAGCGATCCAGGCCTGCGCGAAGCATTTTACCGGCGCTGGCATCGCACCTTCTCCGAAAAGCTGAGTCTTTTCAAAGGTACTGACGGCAGCCGGTTGTCGTCTCGGCGTCGAGGCGCGCCCCTGGGCGCACGCCTCTGCTCGCCCGGCTGCGCGTTCTCTCTCGCCAAACAAAATTTTTCACGGTATCGGGTTGGGGGTGGGTCGTGGGTGACAGGCTCGCAGATCACCTGGCCTATCCGCCGCGCGGCATGGACGTCGAACGTGCTGCCGCCTACGTCGGATTTGGTCGGACCAAGTTTCTCGAGATGGTCGAGGATGGGCGCATGCCGGCGCCGATCGATATCGGCGGCAGCCCGCGGTGGGATCGCATGGATCTTGATGCTGCATTCGATGATCTGAAGCAGCGGCGAAAGGATCCGGTCAAGCGGGGGCGTGAGCGGATTGAGGCGCGAATTCGAGCGCAACAGGTTGAGGGGGCGGAATGAAAATCGATCTTCCCTACGTCCAGCCCGTCAAGGCGCGCGGTCGATGGTACTATTACTTTCGCCGAGGCGCCCTTCGTATCCCTTTGCCCGGCAGACCCGGCACGCGCGAGTTTCAAGACGCTTACGATCTTGCTCTGCGCGAGCACGCGCCACAGCTCGCCAGGCGCATGCCGCTTGGAGCGGGCAGGGGCGCCGTGGCGTGGGTGATCGAGCAATACAAGCGAAAATCGCAAGCCTGGGCTGAGGCGAGCCAAAGCACGCGCGACATCTATGACCGCCGCCACCATTGGCTCACTAAGAACTACGGCTCAGAGCCGATCGCGGCTTTCGATCGCGACATCATCAAGATGATCCGCGATCTGCCGGGATTTGCCGGCAAGCCCTCCGTCGCTGATGCCACAGTCGAGCGGCTGGCAGCCTTGTGGGATTTTGCCGAAGAGTTTCTTCATCTCGGCGACATGAAGATCCACAAGGGCATCAATCCCGCGCGCAACATAAAAAAATTGAAAAGCGGAGAGGCGGAGTCGGCGCCACTTTGGCCGCTTGATCTCTGCCGCGCCTTTGAAGGCTATTCGCATCGTGACCTGGTCACGTTCTATTTCCTCGCCCGCTATGCCGGCCAGCGCCGCTCCGACCTCGTCAATATGGAATGGGACCATATCAATGAGGCTACCGGCGAAATGTTCGTGGCTCAGATCAAGAGCGGCGCGCGAATTTGGGTACCGATGCCGAAGCGGCTGCGCGAGTATCTAGACACCTGGCCGCGGCGCAGCCGCTTTATCGTGCCGTCGCCAAAGGACATCAGAATGCCCTGGCGCGCCACCAGCGTAACGAATGAAATCATCAAGATCACGCGCGACGAGCTTGGCTTCCAAACGACCGACAGCAAGGGCCAGCCGCGTTTCTACTCGCCGCATGGTCTTCGTCACCTATGCGGCGTGGAGCTGGCGCACGCCGGCGCCGGCGATCGCCAGATCGCTGCAGTGCTCGGTCACGCGACGCTTAAGATGGTGCAGGTCTATGTGAAGCAGGCCGAGCAGCGCGTGCTCGCCCGCGATGCACAGCGCAAGCGTGACGAGATGTATGATCGCGAAGTCTTTGAGGCAGCGATCGAGGCGGCGGGCAATGTGACGATGCTGCGAAGGGCGTGAGAACGAAACAGCCCTTACTTGAGATCAATTTTCGATAGTTGGTTGCCCTGGTTGCGGGCAAAAGATTGTGTGTCATTTGCCCAGGCGACGACTGCAGCAAGTGCGCTCTCCAGCTCGCCGGCGTAGGGACGGAGAGTATTTTCAAAGTTTGTGGGCGGTGGCGCACTCAAGTTTCGGACGGCGGACGCGAACCCGTCGATCGCCGCGTCAAGGCGGTCAAATCCTTTCGCGCCAATGTTATCAAGCACCGTGACGTTTGGGTAACGGCTGTAAACATTATACAACGATTGCAGGGACGAACGGCGTCGACTGATTTCGTCTCTTAACTTCTGCAACCGGGATACAAGCGTGGCACCACCGTCCGCCATCTCTCCAGGCCAATTTGAAAGTAGGTTAGTGCCATTGACGGCGACGGCGTTAATATTGTTCAGCTGGATATCCACGCTCCGCCAGAGATCTATCAAAGTGCGAATATCATCGGCCGACAGCTTAAATTGCTGCTGGGACAGCACTGGCGAAGAGCTGCCGAGCGTCTGCTGCAGGGGGGCGCTTGGCGTTGGAGGCGTTGGAGAGCTGATTATGACCGTCGGCGGTTGTGTGTCGAACCGAAGCTGCTGCGGTAGATACGCTTGCAGCACAAACGGCAAAGCACAAATCAGTAATGCAGCGAACGTTCCCCACAATGCCGGAGTCCAGCGCGCACTGGCAGGTAAAACTGACTTCTCCGGCACCCTTGGTTTGTTGCGATAAAAACGCTTAGCCGCACGCTGCAGCGACTGGCCAAAATCGGTGAGCCTGTACGTTGTTGAAAGACGTATGAGACCAAATACTAGGATCAACGCACTGACAGCAACAGCGTCGCCGATAAACTCTGTCGCTAAGAAGTAAGGCAAGTGTCGAGGGAGGAGCTTTGGGGCATAAGGTATAACAACCTCAAATAAGATAATTGATCCAATCACAGTGCCGATAACCCACGCCGCCGCATTGACTAGGAGTCGTTTTCGACCCGGCGGGCTGGCAAGCCCTAATGATCTAAGCTGCTCGAACGCGCGCTCGTCGGCTTCCTTAGGCGAAATGTTGTGTTCAACAGGAATGTCTAGAAGCAGCTGCGCCGTTTTACTTGAAAGCCTCTCCGCAACATCCTGAAATTCTGAAACGTCTGCAGATGATTTGGTAATGATATCGGCGAGCAC